AGCGCAATCTGATAGCGGGTGTAGAACTCAGCCGGTGCGCCATGATCGACGTGCGGCGTTATCTGACCGCCGGGCGGCAGCTTAGTGACGATGCAGCGGCCCAACTGCACACCATCGACGCGGCGCATAAGGTCCAGCACCAGCCGACGCAGCGACGGCAACTGTGTCCACGCAGGATACGGCACAGTCTGGATGTCGTTGATAACCGCGGTCGGGTCTTCTGGTATCTCGTTAAACCAAAGCCAGATGTCGCTGACTTCAGCATGGGCCGTGTCGGGGTGCTGCGTCCGCAGCGTGTTCTGGTTCCATAAGTCTGGCTGCGTCGCCAACTCCCGCATAACGGGAATGACGTCTATATTATCTGCCAGACAAAGAAAGTGCTGCATTAGCTAACCAGACGGCCTGACGCGCGGATGTTGATGGCGGACGCCGTGCCAGCGATTGTGCTGATGAAGCCATTGTTAGGCAGCACATGGCCGACCAGTTCAGGAAACGTATACGTCTCTGATGGCTGGAGCGTCTTGGTCTTGACAATCAAGTTGTCGTTACCGGCGCTGCCCGCAGCCGTCACAAGGTTGACGCTGATCGTCGCAGCCGACACGCTGTAGTTAGTCGCGGTAAACTTGTCGATGATTGTCTGCACGCCGTTCGACGTGTACTGCGTCGTTTGGCTGTTCTCCGCCGTCTTAGCGGGGATGATGTTACTGATTGATACGGCCATATTATGTCTCCAAAGAACTTATGTTGTCAGTCACCGTCAAAATTACCGACGGAATTGAAGGGTGAACGGCAGACGCCGCTTCAGCTAACAAAATAACAGATGTGTCGTCCACTTCCCACATTAATTCGATGTAGTCGCCAGCGTTTAGTTGGATGACGTAATTCCATGCAGCCAAAATTTCAGCGTTATTACCTTGTATGCGGATTTGACCGGCGCTGTCGGGTACGTTGACGCCGTTCTTGCGTAGCCACACCCACGCCAATGCGACGCCGCCAGCCGTCTTGTCTAGCTGCGCGGAGAACTGCACGTTGTAGACATTTGGCCGGTCAACAAAGATGCGCGACGTTGGTGTGCCGCGGGTGACGCCTTGCGACAGATCAGTGGTATTGAACGTCATGGCGTAGGCTGTGTTGATTGCTGCCGCTGTCTGTGATGTCGTGTCATAGAAAGAACCGTAGCGCGGCGACCGAAACTCTTTTGGTGGTGGCGACAGCGCCAGCGCCTGCAACTGCGATTGGATAACCGCGGTGTCGCTTTCCGTAGCAGCCGGCGGCGTGACGCCGGTGGCCTGCGCCAGACTGTTTACCTTGGCATCCACGTCAGCCGTAGCAGAACAGCAGTCAGGGGCGCTTTCGGTTGTCTGCGCCAACGACTCCAGCATGGCGTCATAGGACGCTATCAGCGACGTAGCGTCCGGCGCTAACTCGACTTCGTCTTGGTTGGTCTGCGTAGCTGTCAACAGCGATAGGAAGAACCGATACCATTCACGGCTAATCGCGCCTGACCGTTCGTCGATTAGGGCCACACGCGGCGGCGTTAGCTGTGTAGGATTGATCGGCGAATACGCCATTAGGCAGTCGTTCCGCTGAGCAGCAGTTCAGCGCCCATGATGTAAATCCGTACAGGGTCGGTGCCTGACACTTCGTAGACGCGGTCGCGTATCTTCATCGTCGCGCCAAGGCGGCGCCAAATGGTACGATAGCCAGAACGGCCAATACGGCCCATCGACTTCCAGTGTTCGCTGGACCATGTGTGGCCGCCGTCGTCCGACCAGCGCAGCATGGCTTGCGGATTGCTGCCTTGGCCGTTGTTTAGGCCCACGCCTGTCTCGCAGTCAAGCTGCATGGAGTGTTGGATAGTACGCGCAAGGTTGTTAGCGCCTGTCGGCAGCGCGCGCCATGACCGCAGCCATTTCTGCGGTGCGCCATCGTCAGCGTATACGTTCAGGTCGAATGAATAAATCTTGCCGTTTTGATAGTCGCCGACGACCGTAGTGGCGTTGAAGAACATCTGACTGCTGGCGCGGTGACGGTTAAACTCACCGTTAGCGAACGACGCCCGCTCATGCCATGCGCCAGTGGCGACATCATACACCCATGTGGTGTTGGCGGTGGGGAAGTTCAGAACGTAGAAGCTGTGGCCGTCCTGCTGATACGTGTAGCCGGTTGCGTCCGAAATGTCTGCATACTCTTGCATCTGCCATTCGATAGCGTGCGTAGACACGCGCTGGCCGATGTAGCCAGCGGCCCTGTAGACGATTCCTTGGCCGCGCGCGTCCTTGCCTAGCCAATAGACTTGGTTATCCATCTTGGCGATGCTGTAGGGCGCCGCGCAGCCTAGTTCGTTGAACGCGCCTTGGATACGCGTCAGCGGGAAGTCGAGCAGCCCTGCGTCGTACCAAACTTCGGTCGAGTTGGTGCCGAATACCCACACTTCGCGGTGGTCAACAAAAATTGCGACCACATTGTCGGGGTTGCCTTCGGCGCTGGCAAACTCCAGCGGGTCAATGCTAGTGCCGTCAAGCAGCGACGTTACCCAAATCTTTTGGCTGTTGGGTTCGTTGAACACAAAATAGCCGTCGATGTAGCCGACCGTGCCGGCGCCGGGGAAGTCAGGGTCGGTGATCTGCTGGAACACATCGGTGTTGGCGTTGTAGATGTAACCTAGCGGGTTAGCAGCTATGAATAGCTGCGTGCCGTTGTCAGCCATGCTGACAGGGCCAGTGCCGCCTACAGTGCCTTTGGCGACCGCGTTCCAGTTGCTGTCGATCTGATACAGCGTAGGGCCAGATACGGCATAGCCGTAGTCGCCATAGGTCCACAGCCCGCGGATAGGGCCAATGCCGATAGTCGCCAGCCGCGTGAGGCCGGGCGCGCGCTGAAGGAACGCTGGTTCCTTGCCGCCTTCAGGGACAATCTCAGGAAACAGGTTAACCATACGGTTGTCGGCGGCGTTGACGCTTCTAGCGACATACGCCGACCCAAGGATCGGCGTCTTCATTAGTAGTTCCCGGCGTAGATGTTGAACCGCTGACGTGAAGCAATCAGGCTGTACGGTACCGACATGATGTCATCAGGATTGTTGATGCGCTTGATGTTACGCTTCGACGACATCGCCAAACGGCGGACTTGCGATGAAGGCTCCGTGCCAAACTCAGGGGCCATTTCGCAGGCCAAGTTATAACGGAACGCACGCAGATAGCCGGGCGGGAAATGTAGTTGCGTTGCCAGCGTCGCAGGCTGCGTCAGTTCTTCAACCGAAATGAAATGCCATGTCAGGTCCGCTGTGGGGCGCGGATAGATAAACATTTCAATGTCAGGGTACGTCATGTTGACGAAAATAACTTGCGGAAATGTCGATGTGACGGACTTGACCGCGATACCGTTATACTGCTGCTGGTTGATAAATTTGATGCCGTAGCTGACGCCGGTGCCGGGCTGGACGAAGTACGTCGATTCATCAAGCAGGACAGGGCGGTTGCCGACGAAGTCGCCGGAAGGCCCAAGCGTGCGCGATATTTGCCCTGCGGGCCATGTGAATATTTGGTCTTGTGTTGCAAAGACGGACAGGCGCTCTGTGTTCCAGCTATCAATCATCTGGTTCATGGCGCGCAGTGCGTCTTGCGATGTCTCAGCCGATGGAACTTCGCCTTCTGCCAGAACGCCTAGCAGCCTAAGCGATCCGTTAATGATGTCCCCAGCCGTTTCCATTGGTTAGTCTTCCTGCGTTGTGCGGCGGCGACTATTGCGCGCCGGCATTTCGTTTACTGATGCCTTTGCAGGCTCTTCAGGATTATAGCGTTCCCAGCCGAAATCTTCATCATAAAACGCTTCTTCTTCTGAAATAGCGACTTTTGATCCGTGCTGCGGGTGGGCAAGATAGATAACGGCCATAGAAACTCCGTAAAATGGACGGCCCGAAAGCCGCCCACTATATTAGCTAATCGCCATAAATTGCCACTTGGAGCCGTCCGAGTAGAACAGCTTGCCGCGGCCAGTAGCGTTCGTCGTGATGCCGAGCGAACCTACAGGTACGGAAGTGGTTGTCGTGTTAGCGGTAATAGCAACGCTAAGGATGTAAACGCCAGCGTTAGCATTGGATGCTACCGCGCCGCTTGCGGCGGTTGAAACAACCGAACCTGACGATAACGAACCTACAACGGCAGCGCCGGTAACGGTAACGCTTTCAAACTCAGGGTCGGCGTAAGCAACGCCTACTGCTTTAGTATTAGGCATGATTGATCTCCTGAAAATGGGCGGCCCGAAGACCGCCCACAGCAATTATGTGATAGCCGCAAACTGCCATTTCGCGCCGTCCGAAACGAACAGCTTGCCAACGCCAGTTGCGTTTGTGGTCACGCCAATCGAACCGGCAACGGCTGTAGTGGTCGTGGTGTTTGCAGTTATTGCAGTGGTAAGGAAATAGATGCCTGCGCCCGACGTAGCAATAAGTGCTGGGCCGCCGAGCAGCTTGTCTGCATCAACGTTGCCATCTGAAACCTGATAGGCGGAACCGCCATTTGGTAATGCCATGATAAAAATCCTTTAAAAAAGTTGGCCCTCGGCGAACCGAGGGCCGTGATTAAATTAGCCCCACATCCGAACGGCCATTTGCGGACGGATCGTGCTGTAGCCATACAGAACGTCAATACGGCAAGGCATACGGTCGTTGTTGATGTCGTACTGACGAACAACGCGCAAGCTGATGCCATTGTGTACCTGACGCGAAGCCATGTCTACGCCCTGTGGGAGCAGAAGGTCGGCTGTTGCGAAGGTGATGGCGTCCTTGTGGTAGATGAGGTTCTGTGCGTACTGCGTGTTTGCAGCGCCGACGAACGTAGCCGCCTTGCTGTTTTGCGGCAGTACGTTGACAGTCGCCAAAGCGTGACCAGCCGAGTAGATCGGAGCAACCGTAACAGTCGCAGCGCCGCCAGCCGATGCCGTAACGCTTGCAAGCGCAACGAACTGGAACAACGAACCTGTGCTTTCACGGGTCTGTGGGTTGACAGCAAAGCAGTCAGCTACAGTGAACACGTCGCCAGCAAGAACCGTCCCTGCGTTGCCCAAACCGGTCAACGAGATCGAAGTTGCGCCTTCAGCCGTTACAGCAGCAGCAGTCGTACCGCTGGTACGCGTACCGCTGGTGAACTGCTTGATGGACTGCGACATGTTGATTTCTTCAAAACCAAGTACGCCTGTACCCATCATGCCGTTCTTGAACTGCTTGCTGACAGTGTCGGTTGGGTTGAAGAGGCCCTTCATGCCTTCGACCAAACCAGCGTTAGCGGCTGGGTTGACAGTGGCATAACGTGGCGACATTACGGCAGCATTTTCGTTGAGCTTCTGCTGTGCAGCAAGAAGAACAGCCGAAGTAGATGGCGTAGTGCCGGGCGTACCAACAGTGTTGCCGATGGTTGCATACGCATTTGCAACGTCAGCGTCGATGCTGGAAGCAAGCTGCGAGATACGTGGCTTGAGAACGCGCTCTGCGAAATCGTCAAGCTGCATGGTCAATTCAGCAGTTGTGAAGTTAACGCCGATGTGCTTCTGGTTGGCAACGGTCAGAGTTGTGAACTGCTCGTTGTCGTCCTGTACCTGAAGGGCTGCGCCATCAGTTACAAGTGCGCGGTCTGGAAGACGGATACGCAGGGTTGAGCCAATCTTGGCGCCTTCAACAGCAAAGCTGTCGTCGTACTGACGGTTTACGTTACGTGTAAGAACAAGGTTGTTTTCGAGAATCTCAAGCGCCTTGCGCGTGATCATGTCGATTGTTAAAATCGAGTTAGACATGGTAATAATCCTAAATTATCGGTTGCGTTGTGCCTCGTACTTCTTGATCTGCCGTTGCCGTTCTGCCTCAATCCAATCTGACGTACTCATGGACTTTACTGACCGTGGGTCTGTCGTATCAAATGTCGGCGCACCAGAGGTGCGGGCAGTGACAGGTGCAATCGGTGCCGGGGCGTTGGAGGTTTTCTTGAACGTAGGTTCGGCTGAAAGCCGCGCCTCGATCATACCAATTTCCCTAGCTTGCAAAATGGGGTCCATACGCGAGATACGCTGGGCGTCTTTTGTGTTGATGCCTAAGTGATAAATCACATCGGGACCAATATCGGACGCTTGTATTGCCATCGCCATCGCGTCGGTGATTGGAAGGTTGGGGTTATAGGCGACTTGTTCAAAGTCGTCATATTTGTCCCGCGCCGCCTCTTCACGTTCGTGATAAGACTCTAGCATTGCACGTTGCTGGCTGTCCTTTTCACGGCGTGCCAGCAGTTCTTCGGCTTTACGCTCGGCCAAAACCTCTGCGTAATCCTCATAAGTCTCAAATTGATCAGGGGTAATGTCGTGGATCGGCGGCTGCCGTGCCTGCATTTCCTCTGCTCTTTGAGCCTGTTCGCGTTCCCATTTACGCTGCTCTCTTGCGAGTCGTTTGCCTACAATGGCGTCCAAGTCTTCTTGTGTGAAGGTCTTGGGTGCTTCCTGCTCAGCAGACTGCTCTTCCGGCGTCGTGTTTTCTACAGGCTCGATTGCTGCCGTGGCTTCGAGTTCTGGCGCGGAGGCATCCGCTTCGGTAAAGACATTATCGTCCATGTTTAACCCTTAAAGAGTTCCTGATGAGCCGCATCAGTACGGTTGGTGGCTAGACTACATCATTTGATGCAGTCTGGCAATCTTGTTACGCTTCTACTTCTGGCAGTGCCAGTTTAGCTTGCCCCGCGGCTTTTGCTTCTTCATACGCAGCCACTACGTCAGCGGTGTGCGCGGCGGCGCAGACAGCCTGCACGCGTGCATCTTCGGCACTGTAGTCATCGCCGGGGGAAACAGTGTGACTGTGGAATACTTCGCTGATCTGTTCGCCGTCTTCGAGGATGGCGGTCTTTGTGCGGACGTGTACGCAACCATTTTGGACAACTTCGATAAGATCGACCAATACA